GTTCCAGTAGATGCCGCTTTACTGACTGTTTTAAAAGTATCTTCAGATCTTACTGGACCTGAAAAAGTTGATTTAGCCATAATATTCCTCCTAGAATATTTAAATGTAGTCCCTAGGGGCATGTCGACTATACGCGTCTACATTTAAGGTTTTTTAATAAATGTATAGTGAATTTTTTATATAGTAATTTTAAGAAGAGTGCAAGATATCCTTAGGATAAAAGTACGATTTTAGCGATGTGGCTATTTAAGTTGCCACAGAAACTTGAGGGGCAGCATTAATAATTGCATTTTCTCTATCTGCAATTTTTCGTTCCTCGGCTTTGATCTCAGTGATAACTTCTTTAATCTTCTTATCAATTTCGACCATATTAAGAGTATATTTTCCACTTTGCTCATACTCCAACTGCCACTTCAACTCCAAGGACCGTTTTTGTTTGTACAGGTCTTGTACCATCAACAACCTCCTCGTAGGTTATTCTGTTAGGAGTGTCTCTAAACATTCCCGTTGATTCCCACTTTATAGACTTTTTTCCTAGTTTGTCAAGGATAGAATTTTCAATAGATTCACGATTATCTTCAGCTTCTACATCAAAAGAAGCATGGTGATCATAAGCCCATATTTTAACGGTGAATTTTGCCATTTTTTCTTTCTATTTTAAAAATGTGGCGGAACTATGTCCCGCCACATTAATTTAGTGATTACGCACCTGGTGATCCGAAGATACCTCTCCAGTCAGACCAGCCGAAGCTGTATCTTTCTCGAGCTTTGTATCTAACGTTACCAGTATCAAAATCTCCCTCCATGGAAGTTTTGATTGGTGCTCTAACAAAGTGTTTAAGTCCATTAGGAACATCAGTTTTAATGAACCAAGCATCAGTATCAGTTAAGTAATGATTCACGGCATAGCCTTGAGGAATCATTCCCATTGATACAACTGCGTTGATGTCATTATCAGCTGTTCCAACTCTTTGTGTAGATTTCATAAGTCTCTCTGCAGTAAATTGTAAAGCAGAAGGGATGATCATTTTCATTCCTTTAGCTGCAATTTTAAGACCTCTCTCATCAGTAAGAGCAGCAATATCAATTAGTGCTTGCTCTAAAGATGTTTCATTTAAGTCAGCAGCAGTCGATAATTCGTTCTGCTCTGTACCAGAAATGATTGAGTGATCAGTTGCGCAAAGTTCTTTACTATCTCCACCAGTGTATGAACTGTTGAATGCTCTGTTAAGAACATTAGCTGCTTCAACTTGTTTTGCATTAGCCATAGATCTAGCTAGTGCTTTTGTATATCTAGACGAAAGTCTGTCATACAAGTTATCTTCAATCGCTTCTTCAGTGATTGAGAAAGCTAAAGCATGTGTTTTGTGCGTATAACGAGCCGTGAAAGTCTCTTGTGCCGCGTCGTAGTTGACACCTTGTCCTTCAGGTTTGATCGCTGCGCTTCCGAATCCGGATAACATTACTTCTTCTTCAAAAGCTCTGTCTGAATTTTCCTTATCGAAAATCGCTTCGTGCTCGCTTGCATAGTTTTTATATTCCAGGCCAAACAGGGCGTTCAATCCTGGCTCTAGTTCTTTAACTAGTTGATTACGTGATATAGCCATAATTAGATTCCTGTAGTTGTCATATAGAAGTGTTCTGCAATAAGCACACGCCAATTCACATTAGCTGCGGTTATGTCATTATTATCAGGGTCTTTTGAAAGTCCGATTATTCTTAAAGTAGCAGCGGTTGCACTTTGAGTGTCAACTGCTTCAACTGCAGAAAGATAATCAGGAGCTGCGCCTGCAGCATATGTTGCCAAATCTGCATTCGATCCAATATCGCCTTGTGCGTGAGCACCAGAACCAGCTGATTGGATTTCAAAAACCGTGAAAGGGTCATCATTAACATAGCCAACAATGTCAGTAGCAGAGTTTGAAGCTGCTAAGTATCTTGCGAAAGTTGGCTTGCTAGTTGTAGCGTCTGTATAGAAAACTCCATTGATTGAACCGATTAAGGTATCAGTAGCTGCTGCAACACCAATTGTACCAGTACAAAGCATTTTGACTGGATCGTTTTGGTATATTGCCGAAGCACACGCTGCGATATCATATTCAGTTGTTCCGCCGGAATCTCTATTGCCACTAACTTTTCCTACCGGTCTTAGACCGAAAGGAGCGTCTTGATTAGCCATAGTTTTTTCTCCTATTGTTCATCCGAAGATGAACGGGTTAATTTAAATCGTTGGTTAGGAATTGCTAATAAATTAGTTCTTCTTTGTTCCACCGAAGGTTACACGAGTCTGCCTCTCTTGATTGATCGGCATACTTGGGTGCTCTTCCTTCATAAGATCTTGTTCAATCGCGTCTTCTTTGTCTTGCGTCATTTTATTAAAATACGCATCGCGTGATTTAACAATCTCAACCGGTATCCTAGCGAGCAATAGGCCGCCAACTCCGATGATCCCCTTGTATTTGCCTTCGTTGATAACGGGGTAATCCGATCCTAAATATTCATCAGCCCTTACGAGCTCGTATCCTGATCGAATTTTTCCGGCCATGTTTTTCGTATCATCGAAACCCATAGTCTCGGCCCTTATCCACCTCTGATGATATCCATCAGGGCAAGGGGGTGCATCTAAAGATGATGGTGGAGTCCAAACTTTTTTTCGAGAAGTTTTTTCTCTTGTTTGACTCGCACGGGAAGTTTTAGTTTCATTTTTCATATGCTTATGCCTCCTTCGTGATTTTTAGTTGTTTCGCATATTCTTCTAGTGGCACACCTAATTTTTTAGCAATTGCTACCTGTGATGATGTGAGTCTCACAGTCGTGCGACCAGGTTTAACACTTCGCGTAGCTGACGCTACAGTTTGTGTAGGTTTGATCGGTTCCTTTGTTTCTGTTTTACCAAATTTATGTGGGAAGTCAAGTTTTATACGCTTGTCTATCTCAGCATAATATTCTTCTGAATTAGGATCAAATCCTTCTTCTTCAGTAAGTTTTTTGTGTAAATCAAAAGCGGTATATGTCATAGCAGAATCTTTTCCGAACCACTCATTTCGGTCTGCCCATGCCTCTGCCTTTGGATCGGCTGGAGGAGTTTGAATAGCTTGGTCTAAAGTAGGAGTTTTAACTGCCTTTTCTTTAGCTTCTCTTTCAAAACTACGTTTTAAACTACTAACTCTAGCTTCTTCAACACCAAGTCTTGCAATTTCTTTTTGCACTTGAACTTCAGTTTTGATGTCTCCTGCTTCTCTTGCTGCAGCAAGTTTTGCCTGTGCTGCCTCAAGTCCAGAGTTAACTTTATTTGTCATTGCATCAACATAACTAGGCTCAAGATTATTTACTCTAGTTTTTAATCTTGTGTGTTCTGTTTGAACACCTTTAGCGTATTCTATAGCGGCTTCTTTTTGTCTTTCCGCTTCACGCCATTTTTTAGTTAGTTTAGCAATTCTTTTTTGAACGCCTTCACTATATTCTTTTAGTTCATCTTGTTTCTCGTCACTCGTTTCTTTTTTCTCGTCTACTTTTTCTTCAACTTTTTCTTCAGTCTTCTGTTCGCTATCTTTAACATCAGACTTGACATCAGATTTCTCCAATGTATCAGCGGACTGATTATCGTCCTTACTATCAGTTTTTGCATTTGTTTCCTCCTGTTCAACTGGTGTTACTTTTTCTTCTGCAATTTCAATATCCGCACCAGGTCCTGATGTGTCTATATCAACTGTTTTTTCTTGTTTATCTACTGGCATAGTTCTCCTTCTATGTTAAATATTATGCAGCACGGATTCTGGATTATTTATTGTACCCAAAACCTCGTCGTCATTTAATAAACGGACTTCTCCGCCTTCAATTGGTAATCTTGATCCTGCATAACGAGCAAAGATTACCCAATCTCCTTGTTTACACCAAGGCCCTGTTGGAAACTTTTCCTTATCATAATAAGCTAAAGGTCCAACTCTTAAAACATAACCACAATTTGTAGCTATTCTTAATTTCTCTAATGATTCTTGCGCGATTAAAATTCCACCTTTAGTTTTTTCTTTCGGTGTGAAAGGTAAAACTAAAAGTCTCCAACCAGATGGTTCTGGTAGTTGTTCTTTTTGATTTTCAATATTTTCTGGATTTAATGGTTCTTTTTCTTGACCAATGTTTTTTGCTTCTTCGTATTTATCGGTTAAGGCGTTCTTATGTTTTGGAACTTCCTTTTCCAAGGTCAATAACGTTTCCTTTGTCATCTTTTTGCTCCTTCGATTTTAGCAGGTTAGAGATTTCCTGAAGCAAGTACTGATATGTACGTGCCTGTCCTAATATATAGTTGTATTTCTCCATATTGTCAACACCACCACTAATGAGTGTGTCTCCAACTCTCTGAAGATTGTCTTGCATTATTTTTTGTAGCTTAGCTACAACGGTTAATGGATCCATAAATTATTGTTTAATCTTTCCAGCCACCTTTAGGTCTTTTAGAGCCATGAGCGAAACCTACTCTGCCGCCTTTATTATAATGTTCACCAGTTTCATAGTCTTTTTTCTTAGTAATCCAGGATTTCTTCTTTTCTTTTTTCTTAATCCATTCAGTAGGTTTTTCTTTTTTCTTAATCCATTCAGTAGGTTTTTCTTTTTTCTTAATCCATTCAGTCATTATTTTTTACCACCGTTTCTAAATATTTGTGTTCCCTTTATACCAAAAATTGACGCACATACAAGTATCCATAAATTTGTAAACCATGTCGGCAATGCCTGAAAATGCTCGAAGAAAATTTTTATCTTCTCCATAGCCGCCGGGTCATCTGACCAGACCCCCCATGCGAGCACCAAAATGGGCAACGTGAGAATCGCTAAAACTACCTCGTCCTTGTAGTCGTTTTGACGAGCTTCAAGCAACTTGCCTTGGTATTCTGTTTCCCCACGGGCCATTTTTTGTGCCGCCATGTGCTGAGCATCAGCCATAGCCATTTTTGTCTCTTGACGCTTCTTATAAATGTGCGTTCCTGCGTTTAGTGCTAATTTAACTGCTGACAGCCACATATTAACTCCAAGTTACAGGTTTTTGTGGTCTAGCTGCACGAGATCCAGTCACAGGATTTTTATCTTTAGGTTTTTTGTTATCAACTCTTGGTGTTTTGATAACTTTTGCCTTATTTGTTGGTGCATACCCTTTCCAAGCCATTTTTCCTCCTTAGTTTCCTCTTGGTTTCATTCTAGCTAACTTTTCTCTCGAGTCATTAGCCATTTCTTGTTTCTCAATTGAAGTTTCAGCTCTTAATTCAGCTAATTCTTCGTTTTGATCAAGTTTTTCTTCAACATTACCTTGATTCATCATTGCTCTCATACGCTCAAGGTTAAGTTTTTGTTCTGTTTGTTTTCTTTTCGACTCATTATCCATAGCTCTAATGTCTAATTCTCTTGCTCTTAGTTTAGCTATAGGGTCATGGTCGAATTGAGAAGTAATTTTCTTCTCTTCATTTTTAAATTCTTCCATCATTTCCGCAATCAATACTGCTTTTCTTGATTCTATCTTGTTTTGCATCATCTGTACTTGATTTTGCAAGTTAGGATTCTGTTGAACAGCTTGTGGATTTTGCAACATTTGCATCATTTGTCCTAATTGTTGCAATTCTTCTCTAAATTCTAGTTCAATTTGCTCTTGAGCCATTAATGAAATGTGTTCTAAGCAATTTTTCTCAATTGCACCCCCTACCATCGGCGCATTTCTAACTAAATTAGTAGCTAAAAAGTTTAAATGCGCCGTGATATGTGCTCTGTGGTCTTGTCCAGGGAAAGCTTGGAAAGGTTGTCCTGCTAAAGCATCAATATGCTCTAATGCAGGATCCTTTGGCATCGGTTTGGGTGGTTTCTTTAAAATTAGGTCAATATCTTTTACTCCTAAAGCTTCATACATGTTTCTATAAACTTCATATTGGTTGTGAAGCATAGGATTTGAGGTTGCCAATTGCAGTTCCGTTTGTGCGAGGGATATTCGCTGTGTTTGAGAAAAAATGTTTGGATCTGCAACTGGCAAAATATCTACTCTGTCATCAAAATCCATTTGCATGATTTGTCTTTGGCCACCCACAACATCGTATGGGTAAACCGGAGGTAGATATAATTTGAAAACTCTTGCAAGTAAACTAAATTCTTTTTTCATGGCAGCATATAATCTTTTATGAATCGCAGACATTACTCTTGATCCTCTTTCTAACAAAGCTACTGTCGTGCCCACTGCCGCTTGTTGATTCCCGTCTCCTACTTGCAGATCGGCAATACTTGCGAATCGTTGCCCTGCTTGTACCACGACACCCATAAGCTGTAATAAAGTTTGAGAGGGTTCTTTAAATGGCAGTGTCATGAATGCATCTTTCAAAGAACCTCCTGGAGCGTCTACGTCTCTAAATTCTCCAGGTTGTAATGCTTGTGCCTCGTCTCTCATTTTAATACCACGCATTTTAAATCCAGCGGGTAAGTTAGACAAGGTGCCAGCGTCAAGGAGCTGTCTTAAAGCAGCTGTTGCTGTACGAGATAGTCCACCAATCATATGTATTAAACCAAAACCATAAAAACCAAGTCCTGGTAAAAATTTAAAGTGAACAAAATAATTAATTTTATTTTTTAATTTATCGCCTACTTCATAGTTTCTTCTAATAGATAAAACTTTTCTAGTACCATCTTCAATGGTTACAATGTAAGGTAATTTAATTCCTGTAGGTTCTCCATCTTCACCTGCATCTTCAAAACCATCTAAGTCTAAATTAACGTGACACTCTAAGATTGTATACATTCTGTCATCTCTTCCACGTGAAACACCTTCAAGAGATCTTTCTTTTTTCTCTGCTTCTGTTTCATTTAAATAACTTGGATTAAGTTCTATATCTCTATAAAATCCACCTACTTGTTGTTTTCTTAATTCGTTTTCTGTCATTCTAACTATATGAATAACTGATTCGCAATCATCTAAAGATGTTGCTGTATAAGGAACCACTAAATCATCCGCAGGGACAAATTTAGAAACAGCTCTTTGCATAATTTCATCGTAGTAAACTTTTTTAAATGCAGAACCAGCTAAAGGTAAATAAAATAACATTTGATCAAATTCAGCGTCGTATTCTTGCATTTGATCCATAATTTGATAATTCATAAATTCTTTAACACGTAATGCTTGCTGCTCCTTGTCTGGAGATTGCATACCAATGATTTGAGTTCTAACAGGTCCTGCTGCTGGTAATAATTCTTTATATGCTAATGCTTGAAACTGAGTAACCGCTTCTGCTAATACGGGGTGAGTAGCACCTGATGCTCCTTTGAATGGTTCTGATCTATCATCGTATTTAAATCCTAATAAATCTAAACCACTTGTATAAGCTCTTTCCCAATCTCTTCTAGAATTTTTATAATCGTCGTAATTAGTGTAAAGGGTACTTCCTAAAGGATCTAAAACATTATCTGGTAATAGTTCTGCTAAATTTGCAAAGTGTCCTTCATCTTCTCCAGGGCTTCCAACTTTTGGATCAAAATTTATATCAACGGAACCGTCTTCGTTTTCTGTTGTTTCAATAGGTTGACCAGCTTCTTGCTGCTTGTTTAATTCTTCTTGTTCAGCGATTTCTATGTCTTGAGGACTAGGTACGTTTACTGTTTGCTTTACGTTCGGTAAAGCTTTGTCTATTTCTGCCATTTATTTCCAACCTTTTTTTGCTAGTTTAGGTTTACCTGTAATTAATCCACCGTGGCTGTATCCTAAATAACTTTTTAATCCTTTTTCTCCTATATTTACAGGTAAAGTTTTTTTCTTATATCCTGATATAGTTTTTCCACCAGGTGCCGCTTTGGCCCATTCATCTTTAACAACAATTTTATTTCCCTTAACATAATTTCCTTTTTTACTATAAGGTTTTACACCATGTTCTTTTAAAACTTTAACGGCAGGAATTTTTTCCATAGCTGTTTTAGTAGCAGATGCCTTGTCCGCTCTAAACTTAGCTCCAATAGTTCCTTTGCTATAGGCTTTAGCTTCTTGTTTAATTGCTTCCTTATGTTGTGCACCTCTTGGTGCTTTTTTAACTCCGGGACGAGATGTTCCTCGTACCCAAGGTAAATTTCCTATTGGTCCTGTTTTGCTTACCATTTATTTTCTCCGATGCTGTATTACTTCTATCCTTTTTATAAACAATATTCAAGCCTTGAGAAACAGGGCCTTTTAATGGAGGGATAGTTGTTGTCAGCTTTTTCACTTAATATATTTTCTAGCTTGATCTCTAATTAAAGTTGGAATGCCTACGTTCTCGTATTCTTTTCCATAGCCACTTTTAGTATCTTGAGCAATATACTTTGCAAACTCTGGGTTTGCCTCCAATTTATCTTTGTGAGTTATTTTTCCAATGTTTAATTCAATTGGAATTCCTTCTCCTTGTTGCATTCCCGCAACTATTCTTGCATATTTAGAAGGATCAATATCACCTGCTTCCAGTGCTTTTTTAGCTCTTTTTAATAATTGTTTGTCTGATTCGTCTGTTTCAAATGTTAAGGCTTGATTAGGCATTACTGTTTTTAAGTTTTCATACCATTCCTTTTCGTCTTCAGTTGTTTTTGGGTCTTGTATTGCTTCATTTAAATCATCGTGTGTGTCTCTATGTGGAACTGCTGATGTAAATTTTTTTCGTGGTGGAAAATATTCTTCGTTTTCATAAAGAGTACCTCCTCCTGCGCTAGGATAAAAATCATGTGTATCCACAATTTTAATATTTCCTTTGTCATCAGTTGAAAATGTAGCTTGTCCTAAAGTCATATCAATATTAGTTGCGTCATCAGTAAAAGCTTTTGCTAAAGACAATTTACCTTTTTCTAATTGATAACCAATTATATTATCTCTTCCGCCCCCTGTAGTAGTAAGTCCTGCAATAGCCTTCATGCCCATACTTTTATTTGCTTTAGCTTCTGATACTCTTTTTTTAATTTCTGCTAGTTCACCTTTACTAAAAAAGTCTTCAGTGATTTTATCTGTTACACCGGCTAGATTTCTAAGGGCTAATCTAACTGAAGAAGGTAATGCTTTAATTTTAGTTAATTGTTTAACTAAGCCCTTGTTATTTTTTAATCGCTCTAGGTTTTCTGGCTTTAAAACCCAGGTCATTAATTCAGAAGTTAAACCACTTTTATTTTCGTATTTTAAACTTTTATCAATCATTAATAGTACACATGTTTCGTTTTTATAATCTTCTCTTCCTTATAATCTTCAGGATGAGGTATTAATCCACCTTGTCTAAATCTCATAACAGCTTGAGTCATACTATCCACCAAGTCATCATGATCGCCATAAGGGAACGCTGCGCATTCCTCTATGACTTCCTGTGCAAACCCCTTGTGAGTGGGCGCCCATATGGTGCCGCTTTCAAATAGCGGTGCCACCGAGTTTACCCTTGCATGCTTATCATTTCCTTTGCTTGGTGTAAAGTTAACAACGGGTATTCCCATATTTCTTAGTTCATAGGTTAATGGCAGTCCTGAAGCCTTTGCTTCGATTAAAACTGTTTCTGGCTCCCAGTATTTATACTGCTCCAGTGCTCGTCTTCTAAGTTCGGGAAACTCGTATCTTCCTTTAAGAGCGTCCATTAAAATTAAATTAGGTGGTCTGTCTTCATTTTCTCTAAAGACACCCCAAGTCGTAATAGCAGAAAAGTCCGCTGTTTCTTTTTTCATAAAAGCTGTATCATAACTTTGAATAATGTGTTCTAGTCTTGGCATTACGTCTTTATCCCACTTCTTCCACCATTCCCTTTTTATGATTGCACCTTCTTCAGATGTAGGGTTTTGCATCCACTGTGCGTTCCATTTACCAACTGATAATGATGCTTTGACAGTTTCTAGTTCCTTGAAACTCCAATACTCTGGCCAGACAGGTTTCCCCGATGGCATGATTGCAGGAAATTCTATTAACTCCCACTGATCCGACTTTGCTTCCTTTTGATGCCGCATAAGCATTCCTGTTAAATCTTTTGTATTCCATCTCGTCATAACGCAAACAATTTGTCCGCCAGGCTGCAACCTTTGTCTTGGACCTGATGTATACCATTCATAAGCTCGCTCAAGAGCTGTCGTATTTAAAGCGTCTTGCTCACTGTGCGGATCGTCAATAATTAATAGATCAGCACCCCGACCCGTGATGGCTCCACCGACACCAGCTGCAAAGTATTCTCCCCCTTGCGCGGTTTCCCAACGTCCAGCTGCTTGACTGTCTTCTCTTAGTCTTGTTTGAAATATTTCTTGATACTCGGGACTATCAATTAAAGTTTTAGCTTTACGCCCAAATCTTATTGCTAGTTCCCCTGTGTGGGTCGTTTGAATAATTTTTAATTTAGGATTACGCCCGATCATCCAAGCGGGCAGCAAGGAGCTAGCGAACTCGGACTTTGTATGTCTTGGTGGCATATTGACAATTAATCTCTTCAGTTTGCCTTCTGCCATTTCGTTAAATTTTTT